ATCCCCTACCTCGCCAGTAGCCGACACACCTACGAGACCAATCGTAAGGCTGACGGCGAGGGAGCCAGCGTCTCCCGTAGTCTGAACGCCGGTCAGCTCTGCTGATACTGGCAACACATAGTACGAACCACCAAACGGACCCTGCGCAAACGTGAAGTCAGCGAACGCGTCAACTTCGTAGGGGGTCGTGAACTGAACAATACCGACTTGGCCGATAGCTTCTACGCCGCTCAGAGCTGCGAGGGTCGAGCTAACGCTCACTGACCCAACATCGCCCGTCGCTGTAACAGACGAAAGCCCAATCAGCAGTTCCGGGCTAACGGACCCTACCGCTTCAGTGGCTTCAACACCGGTAAGCGCCGCTCCAATAACTACGTCGCCTACTTCGCCAGTAGCCGAAACTCCCGCAAGATCAATCGTAAGGCTGACGCCAACAGAGCCTACGTCGCCGGTGGCGCTTACCCCAGTGATATCTACAGTGATAGGCAGCACATAGTAAGCACCGCCAAACGGACCTTCCGCAAACGAAAAGGCGGCAAAGGCATCAACTTCGTAGGGCAGTCCCGGCAATACGGTGCCTACCTGCCCAGTAGCGACCGCCCCCGTCAGATCTACCGTAACGGTACCAACAGCAACAGAACCTACGTCTCCCGTAGCAAAGACACCGCTGAGAACTACATCAAGCGTGCTGGTGACGTTTCCTACATCCCCAGTGCCAAAGACACCGGATAGCGCCGTTGTTATTACAGGCGCTACATCGCCCGCTACCCCGCTGGTAAATACCCCGGTCAGTACGTCACCACCGGCGTTGACAACGACAGTCCCAACCTCGCCAGTAGCAAAAACGCCGGATACGGCAACAGTCGTATCAACGCCAACAGAACCTACGTCACCTGTAGCAGCAACAGAAGTTATCTCGACAGCGGTTTGTGCAGAGACATCGCCTACCTGCCCGGTGGTGGAAACCCCCGTAGTCTCTACAGTGACGGGGAGCAGGTAGTACGCCCCACCGAATGGACCTTCAGCAAATGAAAAGGCAGCGAAGGCATCCGCTTCATAAGGGAGCTTAGGCGCTACAGAACTAACTTCCCCGGTGGCTACTACCCCGGTAAGTGCAAAAGTAAATTCGGCGCTTAGAGAACCAACATCTGTGTTGGTGACAACGCCAGACAGCGTGTCTGGGCTAGAATCGACAGTAACAAGACCGGCTTCACCTGTAGCAGCAACCGTAGTGAGCGCGATGAAGAAATCATCGGCTGCCAAACCAACATCACCAGTAGCTTCAACACCGGTAAGCGCTGGGGCACCGCTACCAACAACCGTTCCGACAGCGTCGAAAGAGGTAACACGCGATAAAGCTACGGACCTACTAACGCCAAGGAAACCTGCAGCTCCGAAGGCGGAGATTCCAAAAGTAGGCGCACTGCTGCTTTTTCCAACAGTACCGACGCTTCCAGTAGCAGAAACGCGAGTAAGACTTACTTCAGTGGCAAGGGGTAGGCCGCTAAATGTTGTTGCGGAAAACGAGGTCGTTCCGAACATACATTACGCGGCGGTTCCCCGCCGCGCCCCCGTTACGCAAGGCGAAGCAATGCGAGTGTAGAACTATTCGTCGGCATAGTGAGCGTAAAGGTTCCAGCAGTCACGGTCTGTGAACCGAAAGTGTGGACGCTTACAGCTCGGTTGCCTTGCGAGTTATTATAGATCAACACCGCATCGAACGCCGTGCTCAACGTCACGTTGGTATACGTGAAAGAGGCAGTAGGCGTCGTATAAGCCGTGGTACCGCTGTTAGTCGGCGCGTTCCAAGAAGTGATCGTAATGCCGCCGGGCGTGTAGTTCGTGCCGCTCACTTCGCCAGTCGCGCTGTACACAGTAGTGGCCGCATTGACCGTAGCCGAAGCCAAATACAGCGCAGCTTTGAACGAGTCCGCCGTGTTGATGGTACGAGCAGGGTTCGTCGCACTGAAGTTGTGGTAGGCGTTAAGCAACTCCGTCTTGAAAGACGTAGTCATCGCTTGTGTATTAGGCATGATATTTCCTTAAGAGATCATCGCGGCCAGACCGTCGGCCATAACATTTTTCTTCAAAGTCACATGCACGGAACGATGCACAAGCTCGTCCTCATGCCAGTATTCAACCCACACCGTGTACTCGTGGTCATTATCAACGGACCCCGTCCGCTTAACAAGCAGACTCTCGTCCATTTCGCCTTTGGTCGTGGTGATCAGCATTAGGCAATCCTTATGATGGCAGAGGTGCTAGATGCAAACGGAAACTGAACCGTGAATGTGCTAGCAGAGGTCTTATCGTTCCCAAAATCAAGAACGCAAACAGCAGCGTTTGAAGCCGTCACATTATAGATTAGCGCACCACGAGCAGTAAATGCTCCAGTCCAGCTAGGATTGTTGAACGACAAATACGCGGTCCCGTTGTTGAACCCCAGCGCAACGCCCGTCAGAACCTGCCCGCCCGCCACATACGACCCGGTAGGCGTAACTTCTCCCAACAAAGTGGTCGAATACGCGGCGGTATCCGCATTCAACGAAGCGCTGTTGTTGTACAACGCCATCTTAAACGTGTCAGCGCTAAAGTTGTAGACCCCGGTCAACAGCCCTGACTTGAATACGTTACACGTGTAGTTGCCGGTGAAAGCCATTAAGTCACCGCCTGTCGGTATTGGCCGGATCGGTACGCATCTTGACGCTCCATGCCGTCACCAAGACGTTTAGCCAGCGCAAGTGCCTCCTTGTATTTCCCGTCGTACAGCGCGATAAGATCCGGCTCACCTTTCATGAAGGTGTACGCCTCGACCAGAGACCCGTAGAGCAGCACGGAATCAAAATTGTCGCCAAGCCAGCTCGTGTTCGCGGTCGTGATCGACTCTGGGTAATAGTAGAAATGCAGCTCTACTGTATAGGCCGCATTCGGAGTCGGCCCCAGAATAAACGACAGTTCATTCGTGATGAAGGCACCATTGACGGTCGGGCCAAACAGGGCGTAGTACTTAGGCAGCCCCACGGTGCTGGGACTGGGATACGACTCACGAATGAAGTTAACGTCTTTGTTCAACAAGTAGTGATACTCGCCTGCAGCGTCAACTACAGCTAGCGAATACGTCGCCAAAAAATCCTCTGGGCAAGAAAGGTACTTGTTGTTAGGCGTAGTAGCCCCTGTCATGTTCCTGCGCAAAGACGGAAACTGCACCGAGTTGTAGATGCGCTGCTCAGCCTGCTGGATTAAGCGATTGATCTGCGTAGTGGGGCTAACAGTAGACCCATCCGCCAGCACAACCAGCGGAAATTGGTTCTCCGTATAGCTTTGAATCGCAGTAACAAGCTGAGTGTAGTTCATGATTACGCCATCGGGCCGCGAGCCATCTTGCCTTTGGTCTGATTGCGGGTACCACGCACCACGATGCCAGAAGTCTTGACACCGGGATAGCCATCGCGGTTGATGTTGCCAACACTCATGTTGACTTGGGGCGCAGTACTACCCTGCTTAGCACCGTAGCCCGAGTTGCTAAGGTCCACGCCGGAAGTCCCGGTCATGGTGTGGGGAGGCGCATAGACATCGGCGTTGCCGACCTCTTTACCCATCACTTTTTGCGAGAACTTAGCCATTTACGCCCCCTTTTTGGTCGGGAACGAAGATTTTTTCTGGTTCATCGCACGTGCGAGGTTCCGTCCGTACTTCTTCATCGCCAACGAAGTAACCCCGCCTTTAGCCATGCCCTTGCCGTGCATACGCTTCTCATGCGCCTTCACTTCCGTACCGGCAATGGCTTTGACTTGTTTCTTGTCCATCACGGACTCCTTAGGTCGTTACGACCGTTACTGTACCAAGCTGCACACCTAACACCAAGTTATTTGGCGTAAGTCCCGTATCATAGGCTTGCGCTCCACCTACAGGGTTCCAGCCCCACTGAATAATCCTGCTACCGCCTTCGGATGTACCTGCTCCGTCTATACCGGGACCGCCATTGATGTTAGTTTGCAGCCCGTTTGTACCAGAAACTTGATAGCTCACATCCGGCCTTGGATCACGCACAGCTTGCGGATCATTAACTGGGTAAAGACCAAGAGACAACTGCGGCTGATCTGGATCCCAGCAAGAGGGGCAGACCTTTAGGTTGACGATCTGGGTCTTAATAATGAGCTTCTTAAGCTCCTTCAGCTTGTACCGCTGACCGCAGCGGTCACATTCCGCAATTGCATACTTACCTGAGGCAAACTTAGACGGCATACGTCACCTCAGTAAAACAACATTCGAGGCACGTACCGTTCAGCAGCCTTTTCGCGGTCCTCTGTAGAGGCAAGCTCCCACTGCTGTTCGTAGTCCGCCTTCAACATAGCGATACGATCAGGAGCTATGTCAGGACGCTTAACGGACAAATAGTAGGACAGCCCCGCCACCAGACAAGTAATCAAACGAAACGGGATGTCTTGGTCTGTAGTGCCATCGCCAGCGTTCTGCATCCGGCGCAGTCGCCAGTAGACAAACGTGTATTGGTTGCCCGGCGCATTGGGCGACGGCCAGACGTTGATACTGGGCAAATAGTTCACCGTGACGAATTGCGTAGGCGATGCTGTATGCCCCACAGCCGTAGTGCCATTCTGTCCACGGAAGCAGTTCAGGAGCTGATTGCCCGACACGTTCTGATAGAGAATCGTCTCGTTCTCAATGGTAATGAAGCCGGTTGCCGGGAGATTGCTCGTGCTGCTAAGCGTGATCGTGGTGTCTGTCGGGCCGATTGTCGCGGCAAGATAGCTTGTCGTTGTGTATGACTGCCCGGTCTGCCGGTTGACCCAGACCTGAATCGGCCTGCCCGTCGCGTTCTTGTTGGGGTAGGTGGAGTACGTAGACTCAGAGACGCGAGTGATGTTGATGTCAATCTGCGAGGTGTTCGAGCCAGTACGGATCACATGATCCAGCAGGTCAATCGTATTGGTGGGGATCGGGTATGTGATCTGCCCCGTGTTCATGACGATCTGACCTTGCTCAATCGTCCACAGGTTTATACCGCGATTGGCCCATTCAATTGTCAGTAGGTTCAACGAGCGACGGGCAGTCCGAAACTCGTATCCCGTCCGTACCTCGATACCGGCACGCTCGTATGCCTCCTCAATCAGATCATTGAGGTCTAGCGTAAAACTAGTAGCGCCGGAAGTGGTCATCTAAAACTCGCTGTCTTTTTAGCAATCGTTTTGGGCTGCGCTACGAACTGCTTGCCTTTGGCTTTACCGGCGCGTTTAGCCTTGGTCGTTGCCGCGTATTCGGCAGGGCTAAGAGACTTGATCGCTGCCTCCGGCAAATAGCGCTCACCCGTCTTAGATGACGGCTTACCAGACTTAGTGCGCCATTTCTGGGCGGTCCAGTCAGAGAGCGATTTCTGCGGAGCTTTCAATCTCGGTAGCCCCCGCCCCGTTCCTTATACTTCTTAGCCAGAAGCTGCGCCTTGCGGGCGCTCCACTGCCCTGCTCCTGTGCCCTGTACTGCCTGAGACTTGATGCTGTTGAACAGGGCTTTACGCATGCCGGGCTTCGTGTAATTGCCCGCCTCGTTGACCTTGGACTTGACCGATCCACCTTCGGCGTACTGCGTAAAGTCAGTATCGTCGCGGCGCTGCTTGCGCTTAGCGCCGGGCATCTTACTGGGGTTAATAGCCCCCATGCCGCGACTTGCCATCATACGAACTTACCCCGGGTTTTACCGCGCTTAGCAACGCCGTCTGCACGGCGGGAAGCCGAAACAACGCCACCTTTTTTCATTTTAGGGTACGCCGCTTTAAACGCCTCACGATCTTCATCCGTAACAGAATCAACGCCGAGATCCGTTTTTTCACGAGACGCCATTGCACCGGACCCCAAAAGCGCCGCCAACACCGCAAGATTTTTTAAGTTTCGTGCCATGCTACTCCCCTCTACACCATTCTGCCCCGCGTCTTGCCACGTTGAGCACAGCCATCCGCGCGAGCAGAAGCGGAACCGACCGAACCACCCTTAGCTTTCTTCACAGGCTCTTTGTAAGTACCCATAGAGCGGGATGCAGCGGCATCATAGGCTGCATCCATCTGTGATTGAGTCTTGGCTTCCTCAACCTGAGCACGCATGCGTGCTTCGGCTTCCGCCGTCGGCTTGCCAAGATCGGTAGGGGCCGGAACTGGTTTTTTAGGTGCCGTAGCCATCTCAGCACGCCCCGCCGTATTTCATCTTGACCTGCGTCGTCTTGGTCTTGCCTTTCTTGGCAATCCCGTCAGCCGATTTGTGCCCAGCAGCCAGCCCGCCAGAAGCCATCTTCTTGACGCTGCCACCTTTCTTCATAGCGCCCATCTCGGCCATTTCATGCTTGACCATCGACTTCGGAGCGCCCTTTTTCTTCATGAAGGCCAGCTCTTTGCCCATCATCGCTTTAGATTCTTTCATGTCACCACCTTGGTTAAATTTGCGGCCTTTATCAGCCTCGACGTAATCACGACCTACTTTTTGCGGGATACCAACACGTTTAGCGGCAGCGGGGTCGTTAGCGACCATCGCCATCAGATTGTGTTGGGCTTTGGTCTTGCTCGGCATCTTTTTTCCGTCCTAGCATACGCTGCATCGTATCGGTTTCCCAAATACGGATCCCGGTCCATAGAATAGTAAACACAGCCGCGATAGATGGCAACATATCAACAAGAGTACCGACAACCGTGATAACAGACAAGCCATCTAAGAATGTCTTTCCGACTTCTGCGTCTTTCATATCAGCAATTCCACGCCCGCAGAGATTTGTTGATACGGCTGTTTGGGTCATTAGCGGTCTTAGCCGAAGTAAGCTTCCGCTTCATCCCTTTCATCCGGGCACAAAATGAATCGCGCCGGGAACCGCCTTCAGGTTGGGGGGCTTTGAGTCCGGGCTTGCCGGGGTTAGCCTTGTTGTAGCTAGCGCGACCTTTGGCGTTAAGACCACCTTCTGGGTTTTTGCCTTCTTTGCGCTGCCACGCGGGGGACTTAGCCATTTACCGCTCCAAGATAGAGAGCACGCTCGTCCTTGCGACGAGTAACGAGGCCAGCTAACACTTTACCAGCAGATAGATTCCATTTCAAGAACTCGTCTGCGGCACCGGAGTAATCTCCCCGGTTGTGCTTTTGCCGCAGTGTGCTGGCTTGAAGATTACCTAGCCCAACATTGAAAGCGAACGAAGCGAGTGCCAGATGGCGATTGCTAAGAGGAACCACAGTACATAGTCTGAGTACCCCCGGAAGAAACCGCTGAAGATCTTCTTGAAGTAGCGCATCGACTTCCCCCTCTGTTAATCGCCGATCCCAACCTGCCGGTATAGGGAGCTCAAGTCGTCGATCAAACGGTACGCGCAGGTGAGAAGGATCGATGACACGACCCACACCGACAGTCCACAGGCGAGCAGGACAACGATAGGGGACATAGCGCACTCCCTCGTGATGCTTGAGCATCTTGATCAGCGCGTTCATTTTTTGCTGAACGCTTGGCTTCCGAACCAAAAACTTATGATTGACGCCCAGATGATCTGAGTGTCGGCGTCCCACAGGTTAGCGATCACTTCCGCAAATGGGGTTCCCAGATGCCACGCATACGCCGCACCGAAGATGTTGATGAAGCAAAGAAGAGCAAACATCCCGTAGGTAATGACCGGGCGAACCAGAGCACGAGCGTTGATGACCCACCGGCTTGCGCCTTCCCCGATGGCAATGTCGTGCGCGTACAGGGCTTGCTTCTCGGCTAACGCCGTCTGCGCCATCGTCACCTCTGCACCGACCTGCAACTGGTCTGTCCTGATCTCTTCTACCCTTGCTTGGGCTTCAAACCCTGCTTTCCTCAGTTCCAGTTCCCGCTCAATCTGCATCCGGGCAAGGTTCAGTTCATGCGCCTTGTCTGCGCGGTCTTGGAAGAAGCCAAGGAGTTTAGGTAAGCCCCCGGCGAGGAAGGAGAGAAGGGTAGTCAGTAGTGTGATCATGCTTTGTCTCGGCTGGTTGAGATGGTGTCTTCGCCCTTGGTCACGGTCACTCGCCCATCTGTGACATCGACTTTCATGGACGGCTCTTTCCGGTCAAGCTTGTCGAGGCGTTCAATGAGCGACTTGATGACCTCAAACTCAGGCTTCTCCTGTTTTGGATTTGCCCCGGCAATCCCGTTCAGCATGGCGATTAGCGCAGTCAGCGCAGCCGACACAAGACCAATCACGGCAGCAATCTTGGACTCTTCAAGCAACAGGCTGGCCCCCACCCCGACCACAA